GGTTCTTTAAGTAGTTTTACAAATATATATTCGGTTCTTTAAGTAGTTTTACTAATATATATATTCGGTTCTTTAAGTAGTTTTACTAATATATATATTCGGTTCTTTAAGTAGTTTTAATATATTATATTCTTGGATTTTCAAATTTTCCAAAAAGTAAATTAGGTTTTCATTTTTGGACATTTATTTTTGTCCAATTTTGAAAAGTCAATTCAACTTTTAGAAAAACGATACGCAAATGACGATTTAGACCATAATGCTCTCATTTCCGTTTTTTTGTGAAAAAAAGTGTTACGATAAATTTTTCATACTTTTTCCGAAAAAGACTTTAGGAATCTTATAAATATCTTATAATTGTTTTGTAATTTTAATATAAATATAAGATTATTATAATATATATGCCCAAAACTGAGATAGATTATTCGAATACAATTATCTACAAAATAACGTGTAAAGATCCTAATGTAACTGATATATATGTAGGATATACTACCAATTTTATTCAAAGAAAGCATTCTCATAAGCAAAACTGTACTAACATAAAATCAACCCATTATAAATGTAAATTATATGAAGTAATAAGAAATAATGGTGGTTGGAATAATTGGCAAATGGAAATAATTAATATTTTTAATTGTGTTGACCATTATGAAGCAAGACAAAAAGAGCAGTTATACTTTATTGAGTTACAAGCGACGTTAAATAGTATTGAACCAATGCCAAAACAAAAACACAAAAAAGCGCCTGTAAATCCTGCGGAAAAAAATGGAATTAAAATGGAATTAATTTATCCCCAAAAATCCCTCGCTGTTTTTAACTGTGAATCTTGTGACTATAATACAAGCAACAAAAAGGACTACAGTAAACATTGTTTAACAGCAAAGCATCAAACTGGAAAAAATGGAATGAATTTAGAATTTCAAAAATCCTCAAATTATGTTTGCGATTGTGGAAAGCATTATATGTCACAATCCGGATTATGGAAACACGAAAAAAAATGCCAGTATGAAAAACCTATAGTAAATGATGCAAAAGATAAAGATAGTATAATTAATCTATTACTAACACAAAATAAAGATTTAATGGATTTGCTTAAGAATGGGATTATTAATAACACCAATAACAATAACAATATAACAAATATTAACAAAACAACTAACAACGATAACAAAACATTTAATCTAAACATATTTTTAAATGAAACGTGTAAAGATGCTATGAATATTGATGAATTTGTTAGTTCAATCAAGGTTAATCTAGAAGAATTGGAAAATACTGGAAGACAAGGTTATATTGAAGGTATATCAAATATCATATTAAAACGTCTTAATAATTTGGAACAAGATTTTAGACCAATTCATTGCTCAGATGCGAAACGTGAAGTATTTTATATTAAAGATAACAACGAATGGCAAAAAGAAAATGAGAATAAACCAATACTTAAAAGGGCAATAAAAGTGATTGCGAATGAAAATATAAAACAAATACAAAATTGGCGAAATAAACATCCGGATTGCACCAAATCAGATTCGAAGAAAAACAATTTATATTTGAAAATTGTTAGTAACTCGATGAATGGATCAACAGAAGAAGAAAGTTTTAAAAATATTGATAAAATCATTAGCAATATTGCTAAAGAAGTTATCATTGATAAATCCGCGGTTCTTTAAGTAGTTTTAATATATATTAATTACTCTTGAAAGAGCATTTATTTGAGTTATTTTAAGATATTTTAAGAAAACGTATTACACCTTTTCTCATTTCAAACGCCCATTTTGAAATGATATTTATAAATAATTCTTCTTAATTTTCCGTGTTTTATTTTTCGCTACATATTTTTCTTGTCTTTCATAAGCACCCTTAAAAATATTTCTATATTTTTCTTTAGGTATTTTGCTTATTACATTTTCAATATTCTCTTTTAATTTTATATGAGTTAAACCATCTAATTTTTGTAATCGTGATTTCAACATACTAAAATAATTTTCTATAGAATTGGTAAAATGTTGATATGGAACAGCATATAATATATTGTTATGTTTATTAACTAATTCTTTTATTCTTTCGTTTCTATGACTACTCGCATTATCTAATATAATTAATTTATTTCTTAATTTACTTGTAATATTTTTTTCTAAAAATTCAATTAACCTATCTGTATTTATTCCACCTTTTTCATATAAATCCCATTCTATCACGCCATCAACTGAAATAGCAAATATTCCTGTATATTTTTTGAATACTTCTTGTGAGTGTGTTTTTATTACACATCGTTTTCCCTTTTCACTATAACAATGATGTCTTTTTTGTAAAGATTTTATACTTGTTTCATCAATACAAATAATATCTTCTATTTTATACTTCTTTATTTCTTCATAAAATTTCTTTATATTTGCGTTTATATCAATATCCTTACCAAATCGTTTAACTGGTTCATGTCGTATTCTTGTAATTTTTAATGTAATATTATTATCTTTTATAATTCGGTTAATGTGAGATTTATTCAAATCTACATCAGGGTATTTATTTTTCAATAAATATAATAAATCTTCAATAGTAATAGTTTTATTTTTCTTTAATTCTTGTAATAAGAAATTAACATATTCTTTCTTTACCTTATATGCTACTGGTTTCCTATAATGAATATCAACATTACCATCTTTTTTATATCTTTCAACCCATCGCATTAGACTTCTACGAGAACATTTAAATATTTTACATACTTCTTCTTGTGTTTTATCTTCAACTAAATAATATTGCACCGCAGTTAATTTATAATCATAGCTTTTACGAGACATTATTTATATTATTATAATATTAAAATTAATATAAATAGGCACATATTTTCAAGGCATTTTTTATTTTATAAATAAAATTGATTTAAAGATTTGCCTTTATTATATATATAAATGATACAAATGACATATCTACAAGATAAAATAAATACGTTTTTCAAAAAAAGAAATGAAATATTTAAAAAACCGCTTGAAAGAATTATAAATATTATGTTAAATAAGTGTAAATATATAAATGGAGAAAGTTTAGAGAGACATAATTGGGGAAATAATCCAATTAAATTAAAACATATACCAAAAAACATTAATTTACCTTCATTTGAAGAAGATTTATTAAATTCACTAAATTTAGAAGATAATGAAAAATCAATAGTAGAATTATTATGGGGAGACATACAGCTTGGAAAAAGAGTTCAAGCATGCATAATTATGTGGATTTCGGTTCATATACTAAAAAGACCAGTTTTATACATTTTTAGAAATTTAACAATAGACCAAAAACAATTACAAGATGATATAGTTGGAACAGAAAATTACAATTTTAATATTCAATTTATAAAAACATTATTTCAAGAATTTAATAATGAACTTCAAGAATATTTTCAGGAAACAAATGTTGAATATTGGAAAGATTATAAACTTCCAGAACTAAAAGATATAAATAGTAATGATATTATTAATAAATTAAGTAATAAAGAAGCAATCAATTCTAATGATATATTTTGTTGTTTAATGAACCATACTCAGTTAGCAAAACTAAATACGAAATTTAGTGAGTATATATATTATAATGATGAACTTGTTAATATAACTACATTAGTTGATGAAAGTGATTTAATGAGCCCTACATCTTCAAATGATAGAACTAATGATAATGATAAAAAGGATTCTACCGCATGTGAAATATTGCTTGCCAAAATATATAAAAAAGTAAAATATGCACTACATATTACAGGCACAGCACATTCATTGTTATATAATATAACAACCAGATTAAGCGACCATACTGATATACAAATTAAAATATCAAAGGTTCATAAAATGAAAAGGTCAAATGATTATTTTGGATTATTTAATGGTTCTATAAATTTTAACACTACACTTGTTGAATCATGGTGGGATTATCAAGATATAGAAAATCACAAAAAAAAAACATGTTATGATATTGTTGAAGATTATAATATAAATATAAAAAAAATAATAGACGAAATACTAAAAAGACCTACAAGTAAATATAATTCGTTATTGATAAGTGAAGAAAAAATAAGAGCTAATCAATTTTGTTTAGTAAATAAAATAATTAAAGATTATCCCAATCTATTTATCATAATATATCATGGAAATTGTTTAAGATTATATGTTTCAAAAAATTATGAAAAAGAAATTAAATGTTGGTCTAAATGGGACTCAAAACAATCATCAACAAGTCAAAGATTATGGCAATTAGGAGGAGTATATGGTTCATCTATAGATACTGAAAAATCTGAAAAACTACCTAATAATTATTGCTATTTCAATATAAATACAAAAATATTAAATATAAAATTTGTTTATAAATTATTAAGAATATTATTTGAAAAAAGTGATACCCCAATTCTATGTAAAACAATTATAACAATAACAGGTAAATATGGAGAAAGGGGATATTCTTTTACAAGCGACGATTATGATAATTATTCACTACATTTAACAGACCAGTATTTTGTGTCTCATGCATCATTAAATTGTACTGACATTTCACAACGATTAAGATTACAAGGAAAATATAATGATTTAGAACTGAAAAATGAAAATATGAAACTTACTTTATGGACGACTCCTGAATTACAAGATATAATACAGAATTTTTATGTAAAATTTATAAAAGAAATTGAAAAATATATTATGGGGTGTAATAGCTGGGAAGAAATTAAAGATTTATTAGAAAGTATAATAGATAATGGAGATTTTAAGTTTGGTAAATATATGAAGTATATTGATGTGTCAAAGAAACGAAAAAATTTAAAACCAATTAAACATTATGATATCAAAAATAATGGTTATAAATTAATTGTTATTGATGATATGAATGATACTGAAATAAGTGAATGGTGTAAAGAAACTAAATTAGTTGATTATGTATGTATGAATGAAATACAAGAAATGAATATTGATGAATTTATTGATAAGTATGGTGATTATGAAAGTGATGTTCCTCTGTGCATTGTTAAAAATAGTATTGTAGATTTTGATAGAAAAAAGTTAAATGAATTTGTATTGAATAAATTTCCTTCACTACAATATTTTAAGTTAGATAGATTAGTTCAAATTCAATCAGGAAGTGCTAACAGTGATAGATATAATGGTATACAGAATTCAATTGAACGTAATGAGGCTTATAATTATTATATTACAAAACGTAAACCAAATACATATAATATTTTGGTTTATGATAGTTATGACAATATACATATCACTATCACAAAAAATAAAAAAATTTTACCAAAACAAACAAACAACTATATAAAAAAAACTCCATACTTTGTAATTGGTGATAAAGTTAAATATTCGGTTCTTAAAGAAGAATATAAACAAGCAAATACTCACGGATATACAAATGAAGACGGAGATGATTTTATTGAAGACGACAATAAATTTCCAGAAAAATATTATTGGAAAACCCCTGATGGTTGGTTATATTTATATGATAAAGATAAACCGGAAATTATTTCGTTAGATATAGTAGCTCCTCTACCTGTTAAAAATGTTATACAAACAATCATTTCAACAGAACCATTAATAAATAGTGATATATTGCTATTCGCAAATTTGTGCTGTAAAAAAACAGACAAAACAAACTTACGATTTGGACTCAAAGATATATTCAAAATATATGAAACATGGTGCAAAATAAATGGAAAAAAATGTTTGAAAACGCAGAAAAAATTTAAGGAGGAGTTTGAAAAAATAAAGTATAAAGAAGAAAATAGTAAAGGTGTTGATGTAAATAATAAACCAGGCAAACGAGGTTATAATATTATGGTTTCATTATAATTTAACTTAAAAGTAATTTACAAATATTAATAATATGAAAGATTATATTATTAATTGTTTTATTTTACATGACAACAACACACTAACAGATATATATAATTATATAAAAAATCGGTATGATAATTCAGTTGAAATAAATGATATAAAAATAGAATTGACTAAATTAATTAAAAATAACATTATTTTTTTTCATAACAAAAATTATGAATTATCAAAAGAAGGTAATGTAATATTAAATGATAATAAATATTACTATTCAAAAATTATTATTAAATTTTATAAAAAATATAGTAAAAATAATATAAAATATGAATTAAGAGAGATTAGACAAGAACAAAAACAATTAAGAAATTATTTAATTTCTAATAAAAAACAAATGTGTATAATTTGTGAAAAAAAATTGCCATTATGTTTATTAGAAACAGCACATCTAAAACCAAGATGTATATTAAATAATAATGAAAAAAATGATAAAAATATTGTAGAATTTATGTGTAGATATTGCCACAATCTATATGACAATGGATTTTTAGCTGTTTATAACGGATTATTACAAGTTTCAACATTTATAAATCAATATGATTTAGATTATAACAATAACAAACAAATACATTATTACAATTTACAAAATGAAATATATTTTATTTTTCATTATAATTATATCTATAAAATGGGCGTTTGAAATGAGAAAAGGTGTAAAAGAATTTTATATTATATTATATGCCAAAAAATAATATTGATTATTCAAATACAATTATATATAAAATTTATTGTAAAGATATAAATATAAATGATGTTTATGTTGGCCATACAACAAACTTTTCAAAAAGAAAATATCAACATAAAATGTCTTGTAAAACACAAAATGTAAAAATATATAATATTATAAGGGAAAACGGTGGGTGGGAAAACTGGGATATGATTGAAATAGCTAATTATAATTGTAAAAATTCTTCTGAAGCTAGAATCAAAGAGCAATATTATTATAAATTATTAAATGCAACACTCAACTCTATTAACCCAATACAAAATATGGAAAAATTATTTTGTAAAGAATGTAATGTTCAATTTGCATTAAAATATGATTTTGAAAATCACAAACATAATAACATTGAAACTGATAATTTGAATCAAAATGATGAGAATTGCGATGATGATGCTTTATCGTATTTTTGTAAAATTTGTAACTATAACACAGATAGAAAACATAATTACGAAAGACATAATGTATCTAAAATGCATTTAAAAAATATCAAAATATCTCAAATTAATAAAAATGAGCAATCCAAAGGATTTCAATGTATATGTGGTAACGTATATAAATATAATAGAGGTCTGTCAAATCATAAAAAAAGTTGTGATCTATATAATCGTGATAAAATAATATTCAATAATGAAATCACTCCAGAATTAGTGTTAAAACTTATCAAACAGAACAAAGAATTAACTAATATTATATTACAACAAAATACAACAATTAATAAACTCTGCGACAATACTAACACCAATATAACTAACAATACTCAAATTAATAATCCTAAAAACAATATATCCTGACTGTAAAAAATCAGATTCAAAGAAAAATAACCTATATTTACAAATATTAAGTAATTCTATGTGCGGAATTGATAAAGAAGAAACGGATAAAAATATTGATAAAATTATATCAAATGTTAGTAAACACGTGACCATAAATAAAAATAAAAAATAATTATATTATTGGTATTTTTTGCCAATCATCCAAAAATAAATCTGACGTATCTTTTTTAGCCTCTGGACTAAACCATTGATCCGGATAACATACTATTTTTGCTGAATTTGTGTTTAAATATGCTCCCCACCAACTAAATGTGCTATTTGCTATTATATTATGTTGACACA